TTTCTCTCTAATTTGAAGATTGAAGCAGCGATACAGGACATTCCTGTTAAAACTTATTATGACACTCTAAACAACACCGTCCAGTCGGTGGTACACTATGTAAATTATTTTGAACACAATGAGCCCGAAATCGGCGTCGTTGCTAAGCCATCTCTTATTTCTCGCATTAGAACCTTTGGAATGCTAAACATGGAGAATCTTGAAGAAAAATGGCTTTTTGATCTTGACATTGACAGAGAGGTGTGCTATTATTTATGTATAAATAAGGAAACATTAAAAACTGATGGCAGTCTCCACAGAAGGTATGTTGAAATGTTGAAGCAAAAACCAAGAAACGCTTTTCGCAATATTTCTTATGCTATCTATGAGACTGACTCAGAACGAGACTTTGGTTTTTGCGTGGCCAGAACAAACGTAATACAACAAAACGCTTGACAAGCTACGTCGAGTGTAGTACAATAGATACTAAGGAACGCTTAGTATACTTTATCTAAAAACAAAACAAAAGGAGGATTTAGATATGGGAATCAATCTAGAACTGATGAGGCGGAAGTTGGCTATTCTTCGTGGAGAAGGAAAGCGGGACAATGAGAATTCCGTCTGGTTTAAGCCCCCACAAGGGGATACCGATATCCGGATCGTGCCATGTAAGGATGGTGATCCTCTTAAGGAAATGTTTTTCCACTATAATGTGGGAAGTCATAAGAGAGGCGTGCTGTGCCCAAAGCGCAATTTTGGCGAGCAGTGCCCAATTTGTGAATTTGCTTCCTCGCTTTGGCGCGAGGGAGTTGACAACAACGATGAGGAAAGCAAGAAGCTCGCCAAATCGCTTTTCGTTCGAACTCGCTACTTCTCACCAGTGGTGGTACGTGGCCGAGAGAACGAAGGCATCAAGGTATACGGCTACGGTAAGACCGCATACGAGTTGCTTCTTGGTTATATCCTCGATCCAGAGTATGGCGACATCACAGACGTTGATGAGGGCACCGACATTACTCTGACATACACAACGCCCAATAAGCCAGGAGCCTTCCCCCAAACGAGCCTTAAAATGAGACGGAACACGTCTCCACTTCTCAGTGATTCTGAGGCAATCGAACCCCTCCTTGATCGCATGCCAGATATTGACGCTCAATTTGAACGTCTGTCCACTGAGCAAGTTAACGCCATTCTTGATGAGCAGCTTTCTGACGATGGCTCTGCAGAATCTCGCTCCTCTCAAACTGTCAAATACGGCGCCTCCAACAACAACAACAAGAATGATGTAGAGCGCGCATTTGCCGAATTGAATAGGCGTTCGGCGGGCTAAGAAGTCCCCAGGCTCGTGAAGGACATCGCTGGCAGACCGATGTATAATTTAGTCTGCCCCCCTTTACAAACAGGAAGGAACTATGAACGAAGAAACAAATATGCTAGAGAATATGATTGAATTGTTGACTGCCGCCAGGACTGATTATGATAAGTTCTATAATGATGGCAACAACGCTGCGGGCACCCGAGTGCGGAAGGCTATGCAAGAGGTAAAGATCTCTGCCCAAGCTTTGCGAACTCACGTCCAAGAGACAAAGAACACTTAAGGACATACGCAGCAGCCGCTGGCACACCGGTTAAAGTGTGCCCCCTTTTACCAACACAGGAGCAAATGTAAATGGCAAAGAAAGAATCTGAGGCGCGACTTATTGCCACTTCGGCAATCCGAGCAGGATTAGATTACAATGAAACCAATGATATGCTTAAAAGTGGCGGTTTCGAACATATGAATCGAAACTCATATAAGACGATGAAAAAGCAGTTGAAGGATTAACAATGGCCAGAACAAAAAAAATAACAATAAAGCCTAAAAACAAAGCCGGACGAGTATCCCTTCAGGATCTGATGAAGATTGTCAATAAGAGAGCCGGCAGTTCAGTAGCTCACGATCTGACTGGAGATAATCCAACATCCGTTAAGGAATGGATTCCCACTGGCTCACGATGGTTAGACTCAATTATCTGTAAAGGTAAGGTTACAGGCATCCCAGTTGGAAAGGTCACAGAGATTGCAGGTTTGGAATCTACTGGTAAATCATATATGGCAGCACAGATCGCCGCAAACGCCCAGAAACAAGGCAAAATGGTGATATATTTTGATTCGGAGTCTGCCATCGATCCTACTTTTTTGGAGCGCTCAGGCTGCGACCTAAGCCGTCTAATGTACATCCAGGCAGCATCTGTAGAGTTTTTATTGGAGACAATTGAAGAACTTTTGGGTGCGACAGATGAAAAGCTATTATTCATCTGGGATTCATTAGCCTTTACACCATCGGTATCAGACGTTGAAGGGGATTATAACCCTAATTCTTCAATGGCAGTGAAAGCACGTATCTTAGCGAAAGGTATGTCTAAGTTGGTCATTCCGATTGCTAATAAACAAGCCACTTTTTTAGTACTCAATCAACTTAAGACTAATATCCCTCAAGGACCAGCCGCACGAATCATTGCAATGACGACCCCTTATACCACTCCTGGTGGAAAGGCTATGCATTATTCTTATTCGCTGCGGATCTGGCTGACAGGACGAAAGGCTAAAGCGTCTTTCATTGAGGATGAAAAGGGATTTAGAATTGGTTCTGAGGTCAAATGCAAACTTGAGAAGTCTCGGTTTGGAACCCAAGGAAGATCGTGTGCTTTCAGGATCTTGTGGGGAACCGATAAGATTGGAATTCGAGACGAAGAAAGTTGGTTTGATGCTATTAAAAGTTCTGATTGTCTGACATCATCCGGTTCTTGGTATACTTTGACAATGCCGGATGGATATACAAAGAAATTTCAGCCTTCTAAATGGACAGAGATAATTACAACTGATACTGAATTTAAAGGACACGTTGTGCGTCTAATGGACGAGGAGATTATTCAGAAGTTTCACCGACGCGAAGGAAATGCAGATGCATTTTATGCTGACCCTGAAGATCTGACTGTTCCTCTCAAACAAAAACACACAAAAAAAGGAAACTAGCTATGACAAGCCTATTTGCATTAATTTTTCTCGGGACCGTTTCGACGGCTGAAGCCCGTCCTCATCACACCTCCCCAACCCCCAAGCACCATGTAGCCCATGTGAAGCCGCGTCAATCTAAACCTAAGCCTAAGTCTGCTCATGTCCACGCCCATGCGTATACGTATCATTACAGTGGATATCGATACTATCACGGCGCGGTCTTTGTGTGGCAGTGGGTACCAGGACATTGGCACCGTCATGCATGGGTGAGAGCACACTGGGAGATCAGCTACAGAATCTAAAATTAGTTGTTGACTTTTTCCTCCTGATCGGCTATAATAATAATCGGTCAGGAGGTTTTTCTGTCCCGAGCAAACATTAACTCTAAACAAAACTACAGCGGAGAGGATGATTTAAATGAAAAGAGTATTGATTATCGATGCATTGAATGCTTATTTGAGAGCCTACATAGTTGATCCTTCGTTGTCTGCTCACGGGCAGCCAATCGGCGGCATCAAAGGCTTTATGAAAATTCTGCAGAAACTGTTGAGGGAAACACAACCTGATGAGGTTGCCGTGATTTGGGACGGACCCAATGGCTCAAAAAAGCGCAAGTTGATGGATAAGAATTATAAAGAAGGGCGGAAGCCTTTGCGCCTAAATAGGGCTTATGACAATCTGTCTGAAAATGAAACAGAAGAAAACAAAAGATGGCAGCAATTCCGAGTTATAGAGTATCTAAATGAAATGCCGATCATTCAAACCATTATCCCAGAAATAGAGGCTGACGATGTGATCGCGTATATCACCCAAATGGAATATTATAAAGGCTGCCAAAAGATCATCGTGTCTAACGATAAAGACTTTATGCAATTATGCGATGATGAAACAGTTCTTCTCCGATCTACACAGAGAGAGGTTCTGAACAAACAACGAATCGTTGAGCAAACTGGAATTCATCCCGCGAATATGGCGCTTGCTAGGGCGATCATCGGCGACCCCTCTGACAACCTGCCTGGGATCAGAGGCGCAGGCTTTGCCACAGTAGCCAAGAGACTTAACTTCTTATCGGCTGAAAAGAGTTATACGATTCAAAATGTTCTTGATTTTTGTGAGAAAACTAACACTAAGTTGAGATTCTTTGCCAACGTCATAGAAGGCAAAGACATTATTGAACACAATTATAAAATGATGCAACTCTATTCGCCCCAAATGTCAATTCAGTCTAAAATCGTAGTCCAATCAGCAATCGAAAACTTTGAACATACGTTTAATAAGACTAAGATTATAGGGATGATGAGAGATGATGGTTTCGGTGAATTGAATTGGCAAGACTTACAAATTGTTTTAAATCGAATTGTGTATAACAACAAAAAGAAATAAGATATTGACTTTACAGCGGATATGGTTTATAATCTTAGAAATACAAAGAGAGGGATTTAATGAGAGCACCGCCAGTAAACTTTAGTCGGTACGGTAAATCTTTTCAGGAAGGGCTTGTTCAACTTATTTTTGATGATCGTCCCTTTGCTGATCAAATCACAGAAGTACTGAATGTTAATTTTTTAGAATTACAATACTTGAGAGTCTTTATAAGTAAGGTTCTATCTTATCGCGCCAAATATAATAAGCACCCTTCTGTAGAGGCGATGGCCACAATCTTAAATACAGATTTGGAAAACGAAAATGAGGTGCTTAAAAAACAAGTCCGCGATTATTTCCAGAAGATTCATTCGCGAGAGATGACAGATATAGAATACATTAAAGAGATCTCTATTGAATTTTGCCGCAAGCAGAATCTTAAAGAAGCGATGCTTAAGTCGGTCTCTCTGTTACAGACTTGTTCTTTTGATGAGATTTCTACGACTATTAATAATGCATTGAAACTTGGTTCTGATAGCAATTTTGGATACGATTACTTAGTAGATTTTGAAAAAAGATTTGTTCCAAAACATCGTCAACCTGTTAGCACCGGCTGGTCCGACCTTGATCATATCAC